GTGGCGAACGCAAATTCACCATGCCGAGCAACCAGACCGGTGGCTCAACCTTTGATATATATTCCAAACAGGAGTATATTCGTGACAGTGACCTTGAAAGGAAAAACTGGAAGCTTCGTATTGAGAAGCGTAACGCGATTTATGACGAATTGTCTAAGCGCGGGAAGTTTGTTATCCTGACTCAGAGCAGCTTGCTCTATGGTCTTGGCCTCGACATGACTGTGCCGAGGCTGCCAATGCTATCCAACTCGGATAGCGTGTTCCGGGAATCTACGATTGCCCAAGGTTGCGGTGAGGCCCTTCTCAGACGCTATAAAAGCCTGTCAACGACGGACTATAATAGACTGGAATTGGCGTTCCAGTCCTTCACTTCAGGGATCTACTTGGCCCTGAAAGACGTTGATGATGCAGCGCTTCTGATCGAAGTGTACAAACTCAAGAAATGGTTTTTCCGGACCGGATCAACTGAAAGCGGCGTAGATCTTTGTTGTAAGTACGCCAAGTACCTGTGCAAATTAGCGCAGGCGTTATTTCTCCGCGCCGAGCTTCCGGAGCGGGATTACAGGTTTCCTAGGTATACAATCTATGAAACGGTTCCATCACTGAAAGTCATCGGTGATATGATTAGAGCTGGTGGGAGGACCCTCCCCATGACCAAAGCGGTCGCTCATTTCTTGTCGCAAATGGCGTCGATGACGCGTGCGGGACCATATCCCTCTAAGGTTATGGTTAAGGACATGGTCGAGAAGACAGTGTCTATGATAAGTGAGACTCACGTAATCAGCAGCGAGGCCGTTAAGGCCCATCGCGGTGGACTTCACCGCGTGCTTGGAAGGCTTGGACAGCCTGTGAACAATCAAGTTCATGTTTCGCTCTCCGGATCAGGAGCGCTAGAGATCCCCCGCGCCGATGGTGGGAAAGGCTTCTACATGGCCGAACTGGCTAGGAAGCTATCGCTTGTCGAACTGACAAGCAAAGATGTCGGAGAGACGGTTGGTCTCTTCGACTGCCTCGGCTTTGAGGTTATACCAATCGATACGGCCAGAGCGGCCGCCAAAGCAATCAGCGATGGAGCGATCGTAAGGTATGGAGATATTCTCTACACTCCGCTTATAGATTTTGTAAGTAGAGATTTGGAGGCCGACTTGGTTCCGTACGGCCTGTCAAAGATCCTGATGCTAGTTGCATCAAATGATCTGATGAAGTTTGGGTACTTCAATGAGCCGGTAGTCAGAAACCCATCTGACATGCCCCTGTTTAGGGGTCCGGGTGTAAGGGTATTCTTGCCTCAAATCGATGCAATACCAGTTAGAGCAGGGCTCTCGATCGAGAGCGCTGGAAAAAGTAGGTTGGTGACCGCCAACCCTGCGTCGTATACCCAGATCGGGCAGACGCTAAACCACTTCATGAGAGATTGGCTCTCAGAGGACCCTTTCTGCCGAGTTGGCTTCGAGGAAGCTGATAAGCTGTGGGAAGTGTTAAAATCCTATGGAAAGCACCACGCTCGCGGGGCTTTCAGCAGAGGAAAACAGTAATCGAATTGATTACCGTAAGGGCAAAAGCCCTTTAGGCAGACCAATAGTCGTAAGTCCACCATGAGACAGATCGTCTCTTATAGAACCAAACAGGTTCTAGAACCGCTAGTTAAAAACTAGTCGGTTGTGCTCGTACTCGCAGATGTACTGCCTAGATGTGACCACGCTCGCAAGAATGGGGAAGAACTTCCTGTTTGAAAGAACGTCCAGTCACCTAGGTGTAGCACCTACTCGTCAGCTAAT